TGCTTCTTCTTCAGCTATTTCTACACTTTGCTTATAAGACAACTGCATGTGTAATTCTAACTCTTCAGTTGTTTCTGGAATAATACCAGGATCAGGTGATTGATATAAATCTAATCCTAATACATTTTTTAAATTTGCTAAATACTCGTCAGACAACATGTCTTCATAAATTTTAGAAGCATAACTTGTTCTTTTCTTTATAGACTCAGGGTCTTGAGCATAAGCTTTTATGTCGTAAGCTTTTGATGATATACCGTTTACTACTATATCTACAAATTTAGATAATATTGGAACTGGTTTCCAGTCTAAATTTAAATAAGATAAATCACCATTAATAGCTAATTCATCTTTATATTTTTGTATAGATTGTTCGCCTCTTGCATAAGATCTTAACATATGGAAATTATTCCAATTAGTTAAATATCTATTACCGCTAGTTCTTCCTTGTGAAAACCACTCTTGTTCTATAGCTTGTGCAACTTGCTGGCCATATTTTAAACTAGCTTTTTCTGCGTCACTTACGACTTGACTTGGAAAAGGACTATTAGTATTAGTGTATATATTCATTTAATCTATAATTTTTGATGTAGAACCTTTATTGTTATATTTTTTTATACCTAAATCTACTGGTTCTAATTTTCTTTTAACTGATGGAGTATATCTATGCTTATTGCAAGCCATTAATGCTAAACCAGAGCTAATAGAAGCATCATGTGTTGTTCTGTTGTTTATATTAAATTTAGCCCAGTCTTCTAATGTTCTTTGAAAATACATATCGCCATATCCAGTTTCTTTTAATCCTACGAAATGTTCAATATATGTTTCAATAGCAGCTGCATGAGCTTGTTTTATATCTTCACTAGAATTAGGTATACCACCTATTTCTCTTTCTGTAACTGATAATTTATTTCTTCTTTTATCAGGTCTGTTCATTGCATAACCTCTATAACCTCTACGTTTAAAATAATAAAGTAATCTAGGTTTATTATTTTCTGCAAGTATTGGCATACCATAAAAAACACAAGCCATTAATACATCTTCAAAAAATATTTCAGCAGTTTGAGGTCTAGCTATATATTCTAAGAAAAAATGATTAGGCGGATGGTTTTCCATACTAAATTTAGTTAATCCATGCAAAGATCCATTAGAACCTCTTTTATCTACAGTTCCTGATATATCATATGGGTCACAACCAAATGCTCCCATATGTTCATTACCTGGATAATTTATACCATTTTTATTATATCTTCTATTTTGTAAAGATATATCTGGTATCCATGTAACATAAAATCTTCCGTTATTATTTGGAATAAAAATAACTCTTGTATCTTGTTCGCCATTTTCCCACTGAAAATTACCTTGAGTTACATTTATACTGTTTTTTAAATCTTCATTAAAATCTATTTGTTCATAAATTTTAGTTAGATTAAATAAAGATTGTTTTGATTCGTCTCTAAAAGCATGCTTAGTAGTTCTTGGAAATTGTCTATAAAATTCATTTAAACCATCTTGATCACCTTTTAATCCTTCTACCTCATTATCCCAGTATTCTATTACGCCTTGGGTAATTTTAACGCCATGTGGGTCTTTAACTGGTTTTGCTGGTGTATTGAATACAGGTAATCCATAAGAATCAATGTATCCTTCGTAATTCCATTCCATAGGTATGAACAGACTATATAATCCCGAACGAGTCTGTCCGTTGCTGTTTCTTTTTGTAACGTCTGAATCATCGTATAATTTCTTAAAATTTCTACCTCCTTTATCTAATGCGTTAGATGTTGAACCCATCATGCATTTACCAATAATTCTACTACCTAATCGTAACGTGGTTTTCGTGACCCTCCAGTTGTTGAGGATGTTATTGGGCTTTTCCCACTTACCCGACTCGTCGTGAACGAGAAGTTTGAGTTTCTCACCGTCGTAGGAGTTGTCACCGGTATTTTTCCAGTCGATAGTGGTGTCAAGTCCCTGTAGTTCGTCCTGTAAGGTTTCATCGGTGGAGGCGGTGAGCTTACGACGGGTGTACTTGGTTGCGGGGACACGGTAGGCAAGTTCGGTCTTTGGACGGTCCATTCCGTCCTGGGTCGGTTTGAAAAAGAAGGGATAATTAACTGATATGGGTACCACCTTATCTGTGAACATCTTCTTGGCATCAGGACCGGACTTGGATAATATACCATACCTACTGTCACTTGATATGGTTGCCAGGTTAACCACCTCTCCTGAGGCCATGAAAGAAAACCCGGAACGCCTGTTCTTAAGGTAACACATCCCATAGGATCGTGGATCTGCCTTACAAGCTTCCCAGAAAATAAAGAATAATCTATTTGATTCTCTAAAGTCTGGTGCCCCAACGTCAATTTTACTCCACTGCAAGTACATATAATGAGTGCCAGTAATATAAGTAGGAACGCTTTTGTTATAAAACCAAAAACCTTCTTCCCTAATTGTAAACTCATTATCGATGTAATCATACCATTTTTCTTTAAAATCTTGTGGATATTGTTTAAAATCAAAAACACTTTTTATTTTACTTAATGCTTTTGGATATTCAAATTTTTGCCATTTATTGTTTTCAAACTTATGAATATTCTTAGATTTAGGTAAAGCTATTTTTAAATTTTGTATTTCATATACTTCACCTATTGTACCATTTTTACTAATAACAACCATATCATGTTGTTCATTATAACCATACTCCCAACTTTTATGCCTATTATATTTTTTTAATGTAGAAGGTTTTATGTAATCTTCTAATATAGTATATAGTTCTTGTTTATACATTATTTAGACCTCCCTTCTGCAAAACCTTTAAAACTAGTTTGTTTTTTTTCTTCAACTTTAGGTTTATCTTCCAACATATTTTTTTCTTCTTCAATACGATTAAGTATTTCAAACGCATCGAATATAGCTAATTTTTTAGTAGCTGCAGCATTTTTAAGTCTATCTGCGGAAATATCCGGACCATAATCTATAATTGGTTCTTTAGCAACTTTAATTAATTCTTTTACTGCTACTTGCCCAGCTTGGATTATATTCTTCTTCGTTTCCTTGGTACTCATATTTTATAACAATATCATTTGATTTCATACAATATAAACGTTTACCATCAATTAAAAACTGCCACTCTCTATTTGGTCTAAAACCAACTAAATCTCCTTCGTTTATATCAAGGCTTTTTAAATATGGATTACCATATTTTAATATACCTTTTATTTTTTCTTCTTTATCTACAATTTTATCATCATTGTTTTTAATAGGTTGAATAAAACACCTATCATTAAATGTATTCCAATGGTTCTTATGTTTATAAAGATATATTTGATCTAAAGAAACAAAATACAAATCTTCTTTAAACCAAGATCTACTTACTTTTTTTACACCACGTGTATCATAAAAAGTTCTAAATACATTTTGATGTATAATTATAGTGTCGCCTTTTTTTATATTAGTGTTAAAAGCTAACGGTGTTGCTATTACTTCTGCTTCTCTGTTTATAAATTTCCAAGCTTCTAATTGAGTATTAACAACTAAGTTCTTATCTCCAACTTTTATTTCATTATTGTATTTATCGCCTATAGGTTTTACAATAAAATCATACAAACTTTTCATTAATATTCTAAATCATACTCAATAGATATAGCCATGTTAGAATTAAATTTTTTCCATGGTAATACCTCATTGTTCTTTTTTATATAAATATTATAAGAATTATCTGAAGAGTCAAATAGTATATGTGATATTTCATGACCACCGTATACTTGTTGACCAATCGAATAATGCATTGCATCATTTTTATAGTCTGAACCTATACTGATTTTTCTAATATTATTCATCTTCATTTTTTTCGATAGGTGTATATTCACCTGTCTTCAAATCAATATTAACAGAACCGTATTCTTCTTCTAATTCTTTTTTAGTTTGTTCTATATCATTACTAAGAATTTTAACTTCACTAGCAATGTTATGTTTTTGTATTTCAAGTACGCCTATATTATTTAATAAACGTGATAATTGTTGTTGTTGATCAGTTATTTTTTTTAACTGATCATCTGTTATTTTTTTCATTTTATTTAATTTAATTAATATCTATTTAAATAGTTACACTATTTTTTCAAAAGTTACTTCAATTGGTCTATTACCTTGGTCTGATGGAAATGGATTTACACCACCTACTGTAAATTCACATTCAACTTGTATAGTGTCTCCACCTCCACAAACTTGAATTAATTCACCATAAAATATTTTATCTCCTGTAAGTTCAGTTGATTTTTGATCAATAACATCTATTTTAGCTCCACCTGTAGCTGTACCTTGTAATGATACTCTCATTTCAACTTGACTAGTTTGATCGAACCAATGTTGGCAAGTTCTAATTTTCCAAGTACCTTCACCATTAGCACCTAAAGTAAATGTTGCTACTTGACCTGCATTTCCACCTGGAGAATTGGTACATGTCCACACATAATTTGAAACTGTTGTACCAGTTGGTAAATTAGTAGATTCTATTATTGGTGTAGTATCAAAAGGTAAAAAGCTAGCAGTAGCGCTTGGCCAATTAGTATAAGGTGCGGGTGATGTTGGTGATGGTGCATTTGTCCACACAAATGATTGAACTGCATTGTAACCATCAACCCATTCAATTCCTCCAGACTGTGCTACTAATACTTTTCCAATTTGACCTGCAGTACCTGTTGTATCTATAATAGCATCGTCAAATCTAACTGTATCACTAAAAAGAGCTGCGCCACCAAATTGAGAATCACCACTTACATCCAAGCTAAATTGAGGAGGAGATGCTGGTGTAAAAGTACCAATACCAACTTGACCAAAAGCACTAATGTAGAAATTTGTTTGAATAGCCCCAGCGTCATTAGCATTTTGAAAAATTAGATCTTGGCCTGCTGGATTTGCAGTACTATCTAATGTAAATATTTTAGCTGAAATAACTGCAGTAGTAGTATCATCAACACCATTAAATACTACAGCTTGACTACCCACGCTTGGACCAGCTCCTGTAGCTGCTAAATTTAAATCACCTGTTAAAGGTACAGTAGGTCCAGCTGTTAAAGGTAAATAAGGACCACCTGATAATGTTATTAAACTAGAAGCTAAATTAGCAGGTGTAATTCTAGTATTAACTGCTCCTGCATATCCTACTATATCATCAAAGTTTGCTATATCTGCTTCTGCAGTAAATTGTGAAAATTTTATATTTGCCATTTTATTATTTTATTCTCTGATCATTAAATCAGCATTGTTTTCTGTTAACATAAAGTCTACTCCATTTTCTAATATAATGAAGTTAGTTATGGGTGCTCCGCCTGTACCCGGTGCATTGGGTATAGCAAGTATTGCGTTTGCGTTTCCTAATATAGTTGGTGCCATCTATTGCAGTGCTAATATATCTGAAGCAGTTGTTCCTGAATCAAATACTCTTATTACTTGTAAAGGAACATATGAGTTATTAGCTACATTTTTTAATACTACAGGGTCTTCACTTGCAGCTGGTATAACTGTTAAATCACCTGCGGTTCCTACAAACAAGCTAAAACCTTCTTGACCTTGTTTATTATTTGCTAAACCACCATTACCTCTATATATATCAAAAGTAGCTCCACCACCTGTTAATCCTGGTGCAGATAAAGTAAGTTGAGTGTTACTATCAACTGATTCTACTTGAG